TAATGTGGAAAGAGGATGCCGACATTCAAAAGGAAATCGAGATAGGCGAAAAGGCCAGCGACATAATCGCCGATGCACTCAAGTCATTAAACAAGGCAAAGAAATTGACTGAATCACACATCCCGCTATACGAGCGATTCATAGGAGGACAATAATGGCAAAAGAAAAGAAAATCAAGGTTATAAAAGAGGGAGAGGAGACCGAGGAAGTCATCGTTGAAAGACGAGAGGAAACCGTCGAGGAAAAGAATGAACGGTTAGGAGGCTAACCATGACTGTATATAATGAAGCCAAGCTAATAGAGCATTGCATTGAAAAGACCGACGGCTCCTGCCCGCTGGGTGACGACAACCTGTTCACTATCTCAGGCGGCCCGATACGGGTTACAGGATTTTACGGGGTTGTTGCCACTATCATAGGTAATACAAGTTCCACCTGCACTATCCAGCACGCCTGCACAGACCCGGCGGCTGACATTGCATTATCAACAGCTGTGAGGATTGATACCGATGCAGTAGGCACATTCTATTACATCGATAGCACCGCGTTAGGCGTGTTTACCCCAGTGACCGCAGGTTCATTTATACAGTCAACGACCATGCTGCCATGGATACTCACGCCTGGTTATCTGCAGGCAACATTCAGCGCGGCTAATACCGGGAAGATACGTTGGTTCCTGGTGTATCAGCCGTTGTCGGCATTAAGTATTGTTGTGGCGAGCGCGTAAATGGGCTTTGAAACTCTGAAAAACATCCTCGACTTTAATAAAGCGCAACCGAGTATCAATGAACAATGCCTCGCTAACAACGAGTGCCCGGATTGCGCGTGGCCATTGAAAGTAAACTCGGCGGGCGAAAAGGCCTGCCCGATCTGTGAGAAGGTGTACAGATGAATTGCTACGCTTCGATTGCCGATCTTAAAAGCGCACTTGCCATCACGTCCACCACTGACGATACCGTCATGCGGAAGATGATTGACAGCGCCAGCCGGATGATTGATAAATTCTGTGGCAGGTCATTTGCTGTTAAAAGCGAGACGCGCTACTTCGACGCCGCTGCTACGCGCCTATGGATCGACGACCTTCTCTCAGTGACCACACTTAAAACAGACGAGGACAGCGACCTGGACTATGACAACACCTATGCAACGACCGACTATATCCTTTACCCGTTGAACACTTACCCTAAGATTTACATTGAGACAAGCGATGATTCTGATTACTCAGGATTCGGTGCGGGTAAAAAGTCTGTGCAAATCGTGGGCACATGGGGATATGGTGACGGCATCTCGGCCACGCCTTACCTGCTGGACACCACCACCAACGAAGCCCTCGACGCTTCCGAGGTGGCTGTCGATGTGACAGCGGCCACCAATCTCTCCGCCGGCCAAACTATCCTGGTGGAAAGCGAGCAGATGTTCATTGAGAGTATATCGACCACCACCCTGACAGTTATCCGTGGCGTAAACGGCACCACAGCGGCCACGCATGACACCGCTAAACCTTTATATATATATCAGTACCCCTTTGATGTGTGGTCGGCCTGCCTGGCCCTATCATCGGCTGTTTATCAGAATCGCAACAAAGCCGGGATATCGAGCGAGCGCCTGGGGGATTACTCTTATTCGCTGGATAAATCACAGGCCAGCACAATCTGTAACGATTACCTCAAAGATTATCGGATTATAAGAGCATGAGCTTCACATCTTTATTAAAGGACTCGTTTGTCCCTTATACATTGGCCGTAACCGATGACGGCGTGGGTGGTCCTGCACAGACATGGACAGCAGGCACCGCCTTCCAGGGACGGTTGTCTATCATGGGAGCCAATGAGAGGCTTGCCGCCGACAAAGTAACCGTGTATGCCACTCACCGTCTTTACTGTGACGCATCCGTAACTTTGAACGCAACAGATAGGGTTACATTTGACGGGCGGACTTTTGAAGTGCGCTCCGTGCAGAAGCCATCAGAACTTTCCAGCGGCATAGGCCATCTTGAAGCGGATGTGTTGGAGACTGACTAAATGGCTGGCGCAGAAGTTAAATGGTATGGCAACGAAAGGTTAAAGGAAATCTCCGCGCAACTTAAAAGCGGCATGACTAAAGCCTGCTTGTTGGTTGAAAGGGACGCGAAAACCAACGCTCCTGTGGACACTGGCAGGCTCCGTGCCTCGATAACTAACCGGATCGAAACAGATGAAGGCCAATTAGTGGGGATTGTGGGAACTAATGTGGTCTATGCTTCGTATCAGGAATTTGGAACTTACAAGATGGCTGCTCATCCGTTTTTATTCCCTGCCCTCGAAGCCAACCGAGAGAGAATAAAGGATTTATTGAATGATTAGCGCCTTCACGACAGCCTTCAGGAATAAGTTAATGCTATGGCCTACGACCTGGGCTGCCGGCACCGCGTATTCACTGGGCGCGATAATGAAGCCGACAACCTATGCCAACCACTGCTATGTCTGCACAACGGCCGGCACCTCGGCAGCGGTTACAGAGCCTTCATGGGGAACCACTGACGGCGGCACCACGGCGGACGGCGCCGGGACTTTGGTGTGGACATGCTACGATAAGAAAACCTACAACACCACGGCGCCGCAGACAGCGACATTACCTTATGTGGTATTCGGGCTGCTAACAGACGTCCCGATGGGGACGTTTGAAAACCCGGCCATCATCGAGGACATGACTTTTTATGTGAATGTATTTAGCTCGACATCTATCGCTCACGTTATGACATTAGTGGGACTGGTTAATACTGCCCTGCAGAATGTTGCTTTATCGATCACAGGCTATACGGCCATGAAATGTGTCCGGGAATATGTCGGCGGGGTTATCTACGACGCCGATACTAAAACGTACCAAATCCCGATGCGCTATCGGGTGTGGGGCTCATTGTAGGAGTAATTATGGCAATTAAGAAAGCGAAAAACACAGCGATATTAAACGACGATGTTAAACCAGTGCATAAGGCACAGGTTCTTGAAATACCGAATAGCGATTACATAAATTCGGGATGCACAAAGTTAAACATCGAGGAACTTGGAAAATATAACCTGAAATCTATCACGATAATTAAGGGACGCAATACCGTGGTGGAAATCATCAAGGAGGCATAATATGAGCCACGTCGCAGGTAAAACAGGCCAGGTCGACACGGGTTCCGCAGTCAGCGGAATCAAATCATGGACACTCGATTACAACGTGGATATGTTAGAGACGACCGACTTCGCCGATGCGGGAGTCAAGACATTCCTGGCCGGATGCTCTGGCTGGTCGGGAACTTTTGAAGGCTATAAGGATGGCGTGCCCCAGGCAATCGGGTCGTCAATCACACTGAAACTTTACGAGGTTGCGGCAGGCGCATACTGGACAGGGGCGGCATTTATTACAGGTGTCAGCGCTACTACTGCCAGCGACGGTATAGCTTCATATTCATACACATTCCAGGGCACCTCTACATTAACCGTTCCTATCGCGTAAGGGGGTGAAATATGAGCCATGTAGCAGGTAAAACAGGAGCCGTGTACACCGGCGCAACCGTAATTGAAGATTGTGAGGATGTGTGGGTCCAGGGCACAGCGGCGACTACGGTCAGCACCACCACAGGCAAAGTAGGGACGAACTGTGTCAGGGGCACGACGCTTAATTTAGCCGGCACCGCCCTGATGATGTATGAGGATATCTCGTCAAAGGATATCTCGTCATACGAAGCGATTTATTGCTGGTTAAGATCAAGTTTAACCATCGCAGCCGGGGATTTGAGGTTATTGATTGACGAAGGTACAGGCGCTTCGGCGGCGGAAGAGAACCTCCAGATACCAATACTCACAGCGAATGTATGGCAGCGCGTAATACTGCCCATGACCACGCCTTCGGCGCTGAACGCTGTCCAGTCGGTCGGCATTTATCAACAGACTGACCTGGCCGACGGGACGTTTGACATTGACGACGTGGAAGCCATAGCAGAGGTGGACGGCATCAAGGCATGGACGCTGGATTATAACGTAGATATGCTCGAGACCACAGACTTCGGGTCGGCTGGGGTAAAGGAATTTATCGCGGCAGGGACAGGGTGGTCCGGAACCTTTGAAGGGCTGAAAGACGGCGTGCCTTTGGGCATAGGGTCGTCTGTCATACTGGCCCTGGGGGAATCACAGACACCCGGCCAGCACTGGATCGGGGATGCTTTTATCACAGGCGTAAGCGCCAACGTAGCACATGACGGCGCCGTGTCCTATTCATATTCATACCAGGGCAGTGGCGCCCTTCAAGTGCCGGTAGCGTGACCGGCCAGCTCGGAACCTTAATATGCGGGGAGCAGATAGGCGGATTCTATGACTGGGAGATCACGCTCTCTTTAATCAGGATGAATGGCCCGGACGGGCATATATACAAAACCCAACAGATCAAAGCCACGGCTCGGAAATTCTTTTACTTTTCTGAGCCATCGAATGAAATCATCGCTAATTATTATCAGTTAATCAAAGGCAAATTAGTGTTGATGGCCACCCATAAAGTAATTCTTTCAGGACAGGAAATGCTATGGATGATACCGACGCCTTGATAGTTTACCTTTGTTTAACACTAAGTTGGACGTTTGAATACTCCTGTAAATTCGTGAGGGAGACCAACGTCAAGAAACTGAACGCCTTTGTCGAGGAACTCCAATACCAGAAGGCCGTCGAGGATTACCGCCAGGCCTCTAATTTCGCGGTTATTGTCTGCACACTGGCCTCGTCAAAGCAACGTAAGTATAAGGTACAGGATATCATCGGGCAACCGCCCGCGCGTAAAGTCAAACCATCCGAACTCAAACAGGCCGCTGATAAGGCGGGAATTAAACTGGAGGAATAATGGACGTTCTCACTAAGAAGGAAAAAAAGTACACCATCAAGATCGAGGGCAAAGAATACGAGCTCGCGCCAGTCAACTGGAATGTGCTGTCGGGGATTGAAGAGGAACTCAAATGCAGCATAACCGAACTAATGCCCATCCTGCAGAAGTCCATTTACTCCACCACTTTAACGCTGGCCTGGGTGTTTTTAAGAGATAAATACGATATCACAAAGGAAACCATCGGGGCCGTGACCGATCACAAAGAGATAATGTTAATTACCACCACGATAAGCGATGCACTTCTTGATTTCTTTGGAGTTGAATAATGGCTGACAAATTAGCCGAATTATACGTTGAGATAACCGCCAAGACTGACCAGTTGCAGGCCGGGTTAAATGGTGTCAAGGGTAAACTTGCCCAGGCGCAGACGGGTTTTAACAAACTAAATACTGCTGTCGGGGGATTGTTACCAGCAGCTACCGTGGCCACGGTAGTTATTGGTTTTATGGATATGATGAATAGCGCGGCGGCCTTCGGGGAAGAGATTACATTGGCCGCGCAAAAGACCGGCCTGTCAACGGATATGCTGCAGGATTTGAATTACCTGGCCAAGACCACCAACTCCTCATTGGGTGGGTTAGAAGCCGGTATGCGTAAAATGAATATGACCATATCGGACGGGTTGGCTGGCAATAAAACTGCTGTTGAGACATTCCAAAAGCTGGGGATATCGGTCGATAGTTTAAGGACAATGAACTCCGACCAGCGGTTCAAGGCAATCGCGACAGCTATCGCTTTAATCCCCGACCCGGCTGACCGGGCGGCGGCGGCGGTTGACCTACTGGGTAGATCAGGAATGGACTTGATACCGCTGATTGAGGCCATGAAGTCCATGCCGGATATGAAGGTTCCTAAGTTAAGCGAAGCGGAACTTAAAAGCCTCGATGATGCAAAGACCGCTCTTGAAAAACTGGATTACGCCTGGACGATAACGCAGGGTAAATTCGCGGCTGCCACCTTCCCACAGTTGACCCCATTCCTGGCCGATATCAATAACCTGGTTGGCTTACTTACCGGATTGTTGACCGAATGGAATAAACTACCGGCTCAGTTAAGGGTAATCTTGGGTGGCGGCGGCTCACCACTAAACGCTGCTTTAATGATGATGGGATATCCTTCAGGAACTACGGTTAACTGGGCGCCACCCAAAACCGCATCTGGCGGCATAGTAACCTCTCCACAGGTCAGAATGGTTGGCGAAGCCGGCCCGGAGGCCATCATACCACTGTCACAGATGGGCGGCATGGGCGGTGGCGTGACGGTTAACGTGGGTAATTACATGGGTGACGAGATCAGTAAACGCGCCCTTGTTAGAGATATCCAGCGCATATTAAATG